GTCCCAGAGGAAGCTCTCCAGCGGCCAGCGCAGGATGGCGATATCACCCTTGCCCCAGCTCATGTCCGGATCCCAGGCGATCTCGGTAATGGCAGTACCAACAGCATAAAAATCACCAGCGCGTTTCCGGTGCACATCGGTGTAATCGTTCGTTTCGTAGACCACATGATGCACCAGATCCTGCAGATCCTCCACGGCGCCCATCTTCTCTTCCGTCTCAGGGATCAGCTTGGCCTCCGGGAGACTGAGCATCTGGTCAGCCACATCGTTCTTGTAGGTGGAGCGCAGCGTCTGCAGCTGGAGGGTCTTCTCCGTCTGCTCGGAGTTATTCTGCGGGGCATCCTGCTCCGGATCCTGCATGCGGACGATATCCCGCATCTCCCTGGCATGATCATGGAATGGCCGGCAATCCTTGATAAAGGACTCCAATCGGGAATACACCTTGTCCCGGAGCTTCTTCTCCTCCTCGTCCAACGGCTGTTCCCCGTACGCCACTTCACGGATCTCTTCATTCTCCAAAATACTGGCCTCCTGTTATCTGTGATAAGGATCATATTCCGGTGGCCGGACGATCCGCTTCTTGGTGGGTTTGAGCATGTGCTCCATCAGGAAATACCTGGTAGCATCGTAGGCATGATCTTCCGCTTTTGTATCGACGTCCTCGGGCTTTGTCTGGCTGTATGGGAGGGTAGGCACCGTCCGAATCCAGTCCTTGCAGGTATTGAAAATATAGAGCATCGGCCTGCCGGTCTCGTCGAACCTGAGCCGCTCGTGGAGCTCCATCTTTCCGGCAAGGCGGGTATTGTCAGCCTCGATGAAATACACCCCGGGGTTCGATCCGTCCGGACGCATCTGGTCGGCAACCGAGTCGCCCCGGGATCGATCGAAGATCGCCGGGTCAGCCACCCGGACGATCCGCAGGTTGTTCTTCGTTTCCTCCGTCTCCCGCTCCAGGATGCCCTGCCGGATTGCTTTTGGCGTGATCTCGATGCCGACATTCGCCTGCCGGGGTTTGCAGCCGTACCATTCACGGTACAGATAAGCCCGCCCAACCGGGTCAATCGCCCACCACAGCACCGAGAATGGACGGGAATAGCCGTGGTCGAAGGACATGTACCTGGGCCAGTCCAGCGGCACTTCGAACGGGTCGATGACGTGCGTCCAGAGGCGATCCTGATAATGCTCCGGCAGGTCGCGGAATTCGCCGAACACCTGACCTTCGAAAGCATCCCAGCTCCCCTCGAGAAGGGCCTTCCGGAGAGCCTCCGGTTTCTGCTCCAGCTCGAAGATGTAGTCATCCGTGATATGCGGATTCTCCGTCGCCAGGGCGGGGATGTACTGCGTCCGGATCGTGCGGGACTTATGCAGGGCCTCGGAGTAGATCTCCTGCGTCTGGATGCTCATGAAGGGGCCTGCGTCCACGAACATCTTTTTGACCCAACCATGACCAATGTTGCCGGGGTTGCTGGCAGACCGGACAATCGGCACCACACCAAGGGTCTTCTTGGCACGGAGGCGGGTCTTGATGAAGTCATACACTTCCTGTTCGAAGGACGTAAGCTCGTCAAAGTAGAGGAACTGTATCTCGATACCGGAGTACAGGAACCGATCCTGCGCGTTTTCGCAGTGCCGAAACAGGATCTTACTGCCGTTCTTCAGCAGGAACTCATGCCTCCCGGCGTTGTACCGGGCGAGTTCCCGAGGGTAAGAGGCGAGGGCCTCCTTGATGTCTGTGTCCTCCAACTCACGGTAGGATCTCCGGAAAATCACCGCTGTGGTGCCTGGATACGTGAGGGTGCGAAACAGCGCATCCATGATCAGCGCTTTGGTTTTCCCGCCGCCCGCAGCACCGCCGTAGAGGATCTCATTCGCGACAGATGCGTGGAAGGCGGCCTGCTTTGGTGTTGGCTTATATGTGATCGTGATCTCAGCCATCAGGTCACGCTGCTCTCTACCGCCTCAATGATGTTGGACTCCGTGACGAGCTCCTGCGCTTCCGGAAGAGCATCCGGGTCTGGCGCCCCAAGGGTTGGCATTCCTTCGATTTTCACCGTAACGGTGTTCTGCTCCTGTGGCAAAACAATCTTCCCGGCATAGTTGAGGACATTGTTGGAAGCCTGCAGAGAGACCCACGGGTTCGGGTCATCGACCATACTGATCATCTTGTTAAGGGCTTTGCCGTAGCCCTTCCGGTGAATCTCGTTCAAAAGTGTTTCCCGGCGCTTTGCGAACTTCGGGCTCTCCTTCAGTCTTTGAATCCGGGACGAATACTTTCTGTAGTGTGGATCATCTTTTTCGACCCCGTACACCGCTTTGATGATCTCCTGGTAAGACTTCCCAGCGAGATCAAGTTCACAAATTTTTTCCTGTTCAACAGTGAGGTAACCAACCTGCTTGGCCATTTCCTTTCAACTCCTTTGACAGTCGATTCCCTGCAAGTCAGGGGTGGCTGAGGAATGCGGTTAAAAATTTTTTAGTCCATGGGTTTGCCGATGCTGGTGTGATGAGGTATGCGCTACGGGGGCGGAGCGGCGCCGGAGTCCCGCCCCAAAACCGCCCCCCGGGGATCCGCTCGCACCCCCTCCCCCCGGGGCCCGGGGTGGGGTCGGCTGGCGGCGGCGGCCCTTCCTTTTATTTCCTGCCTGGGCGCTGGGGCATGGCGCTGGGCATGTGCTATGTGGTATGAGCGCCAGCCCAGATCGCCACGGAAACGGCCAACTATTCGTGAAACATCTGTTTTGCGAATAGTTGAAACGGGGTGTTCTGTCTCATCTGGTACGAAACCGAACCAGTATTTACTGGATACCCTGATTTGCTGGGGTTTGGCTGGGTTGTCAATAGGTTTATACCATCGAATGAAGGGCCTCGATCGCAGCATCTCTTCCTTATGCTGGCGAGCAGGCGAGGTCATGAGGCAGGGCAGCTGCAGCACGGATCGCGCCAGCAGCAGGGCCAGCCAGGACCGACAGCGAGCGAGGCAGCGCGGCGGCGATCCGGCGCGGCACCCCGGGGAGGGTGGCGCTCTCGGCCGCTTTTACGCCACCAGCAAAAAAGCGAACATTATATGCCAAGGCTGTGAAAAACTTTTTTGCAAAAATTTGTGAAAAAGTACTTGACACGAGAAAACCTCGTGTGCTATACTCCAGCCATCACCACGAGAAAACCTCGTGAAATCAAAGGAGGAAATTGATCATGAAGAGCTTCACCACCCAGAAGGCCATCAAGGCCAGAACCGATTACGTGCTCCAGGTTGGCTACTGCGATCTCCAGAATCTTCTCTGCTGTGTGAGTCCCAGCTACTACAACGCTGGCACCTACGGCTGGAACTGCGACTACTACTTCCCTGGGCTGGTAGATGGTAAGCACGGCTGCATCTGCACCGGCTACCGTCCTCATGGTAAGCGGGTGCCCTACGACCTGGTTAGGAAGTATGAATATCTCGCTTCTGCAACCCTCCGCAATACCCACGACTATGACGCAACCAGGGAGAAGCTGAATCAGCTTATTCTGGACTTCATCCGGGAAGCGCTTGCCTGACCTGATCTCGGCACACGGGGCCTCCGCTGGAGACCTCGTAGCCGGAACCAGTTCCGGAGAAAGAGAGGACGAACACAATGACCCGCACTGTTACCATCGACGGCTGGAAAGCCGAACTGATTGACCAGGCCAACAGGGCCAGCTTCTACGGCATCAATGGCGGCGACGCTCGGTGCTTCACCGGAAGCCGCATTGCAGCACAGGCCGTCCGGGAAGCGCTGGCCGGTGAAGACTACAACAGCTTCTACCTCATCGGCGCCACCACTGAATATCTGGGTCGCGACGGCTACAAGGCTGTAGTCACTTTCAAGGTTGACTGACTTTGGCACACGGGGCCTCCGATGGAGACCTCGTAGCCAGTGCCAGACACTGGAGAAAGAGAGGCAACACCATGATGACTAAAAGCGAACTGAACTTCCTGAACCGGCACCACTATGAACTGTTCGAAGGCAGGAAGATCGCCGGATTCGGAAAAGTCTACTGGGCCAACCTGGTAACCATGGAGATTTATGCCAACAGCAAGGACGAAGTGCTGCATGGCGCTGTTTCTGGCTACAAGATGGCCGACATCACCGACGACTGGCAGATTGAAATGCCTTGCCAGAACAACCGGAAAACCGTATAATCAAACACCTGGGAGGTGGAAGCATGGAAGAACTGACCTTCGGTCAGAAAATCAGGGAATGGCGAAAAGCTGCAGGATTATCACAGACGGCACTCGGGATCGCCTGCGGCTACAAGGAATCGTCCGCGATGCGCACCGTGCAGTTCTGGGAACACGATACGCAGCTGCCATCGATCATGATCGCCAGGAGGCTTGCCGAAGCCCTCAAAATCACCCTGGACGAATTGATCCCATGAAAAAGGGGACGGCCTCAATCGGCTGTCCCTTTTTTTCTGTCTACACTATATCACACACAATAGGTGGTATTTTACCTGCATGCCACAATTTTTTCCGCATCCATCAGCGCCCAGCCGTGAACCCGGAAAACACTTTTCGGATCCTTGTACCCCATACGCTGTGAAACCTCAGGCCAGCTCAGGCCCTCCAGATAATGCCGCTCCAGCACCTCGCGGTATCTCGGTTTATCCAGACGCTGGATAATCTCCTCAGCCTGTTTCACTGCCTCCAGATATCGCTGCATCGGCTCCTCCAGCTTGGCTGCAACCATCGCCAGACCGATGGCCGCTGACTCCGTCCTGCTCCTGACCTCCGTGTTCCTGATATGCGTCTCACTCATCCCTGCCGCTGACAGCGCGATCTCCATGTAATGATCCCGCCGCCGCTGCAGGGACTTAATTTCTTTTTGGGCCTCGTAAGCGGCCCGGAAAATCTCCTTCGCCGTCATAACCTTGCCTTCACCGCCTCGATCAGGGCGTTCTGCCGCCCATCTTTTTTGTCCAGAATCCGCAAAACCTGTTCATCCATCGTACCCTCAGCGATTACATGATAGACTGTAACCGGACGACTCTGACCCTGCCGGTACAGCCTCGCGCAGGCTTGCTGGTATTTCTCAAGGCTCCACGTCAGGCCGAACCACACCATGATATGCCCGCCCTGCTGCAGGTTCAGGCCGTGGCCTGCTGAATCCGGATGGGCCAGAAGCAGCGGAATCTGTCCCTGGTTCCAGTTATCAACATCTCGCGATGTCGCTAACTGCACCGCCTGGGGGAACCGCTTTTTGATCCGTGACAGGTCATGCTGGTACGCATAGTACACCAGCACCGGCTCCCCGTTAGCCGCCTCCAGAATATCCTCCAGCGCGTCCAGCTTCGCCTGGTGGATCTCATGAACGTTACGATCCGCATCGTAAATCGCGCCATTCGCAAGCTGCAGAAGCTTCCCGGTCACCACCGCTGCACTCGCTGCCGTGATCACCTGATCCCGCAGGGGAAGCAACATGTCCGACTCCATCGTCTCATACGCCCTCCGGGCTGCAGGGGACAGGGGAACCTTCACCTCACGATCCAGTCGATCAGGCAGCTCCAGATAATCCTTTGCCTGCATGCTGATGCAGATATCGGCGAGCTTGCCGTAAATCGCTTCAGCGGCCCCTGGCTTTGGAACCCAGTTGAAAACAATCTGACCGTTCCGGCGGCCCGGATCAAAATACCTCGTCCGATAGGCCCCCAGCGTCTTGTGCAGCCTCTCTCCCTCGTCCAGCAGATACACCTGCGACCAAAGGTCTATCAGGCCGTTTGGGGCCGGTGTACCGGTCAAGCCGATGATCCTGCCTATCGCGGGACGGACGCGCCGCAGGGCCTTAAAACGGGCTGCTGTGGCTGATTTAAAACTACTCAGCTCGTCCAGCACAACCGCATCGAATGGCCAGCGGCCCTGACGAACCAGCCAGTCCACGTTTTCACGATTGATGACGTAAATATCCGCTTCCTGCTGCAGGGCCTGCAGCCTCGTAGCCTGATCCCCCAGAACCTTAACCACTCTCAGGTGCTGCAGGTGATCCCATTTCCTTGCCTCTTCAGCCCACACCGTGGCCGCGACCCGCAGCGGGGCGACTACAAGCACCTTTGTAATTTCCCCGGCGCGAAGCAGGATATCTACAGCGGTCAGTGTAATCACAGTTTTCCCAAGGCCTAACCCATTTCAAGGAATAGCCCGCAGGCGGGTTTGTCAAGAATCCACTGGATTGCCCTTGCCTGATAAGGATATGGCTTGAAATGCATCAGTCATCACCTCCTCCCATCAGTGTGTGAGCCAGCTCCATCGCCTGCTGCGCTCCGTACACGGTGTACACATCAAACCCCAGCCCCCGCAGCTGCTCCTGCACAACCTTCTGCACCGGTGACAGTCGGCCAGTCTCCGTCTTAAGCTCCACAAAAGCGACTTTGCCTCCCGGCATCAAAACGATCCGGTCAGGGACGCCCTGCCTCCCGGGGCTGGTGAACTTCCACGCCATTGCACCCCTCGCCCGAAGCGCGGCGGCGAATTTCCGCTCGATAGTCTTTTCTAACATGCTCCACCTCGTTTCTCGGTTTTCGACGGATCGACACATTTGCCTATATTCTTTTATATATTTTTTACTTTAGTATACTAAAGTATTTTTCTACGCGAACAATAAGGTTAAAATATGTCGATACGTCGAAAAAAAAGTTTATTCTCATCTGTCGAAGGTCATTTTTCTGCTTCTTTTTCCTCTTTTTCCACTCGCGCCCTCAAAATCTCAGCTGCCCTTCCGGATCCCTCGAAGAACCACGCGCTCTCCACGCTTGGGTTGCCACTCACGCGAACGCCCAGCGTATACTCATCGGCTGCGTTCTCCACGATGGCCTCCATCAGCCTCTTGGCCCCCTCGTCGCTCATCTCCCGGGCGGTCAGCCGCTCCCCAACAATCCGGGAGGCCTCGGTGACCTGATCCCGGTTCCATCCGAGGATCTCATCCTTTACCTTCCTGCTGCCCTTGGTGCGCCTGCCGCACTGGTCGCACATCGCGATCCAGACCCCAGGCTCATCGATAGACTCCTGCACATACGCTACCCCGCCACACACCGGGCAGGCCTTCATGCTCCCGTGGCCGTATTTCAGCGCGATGCTTGTGCCTATCGACCGCTTCACGGTCAGGCCGAAGGAGCCCAGCATCCGGGCCATTTCCTCCAGGACACATTCCAGGCTTGTTATCCTGCGCTCGAGCTTCTTTATGTGCTCTTCCGGCGTCATGTACTCTGATTTGGTAAGTATCCGCTTCTCAACGTAGCTGCTCATTTCGAACCTTCTCCCCGATCTGCTCTGCGGTCTCCATGACCCAGATCTTAAGCCCGCCCACGAGCACGGTGTGCTCGTAGTAGCCAATAATAGCCTCGCACCTGAGCCAGATAGGCCCGCGGGGTGTATACTCACGTTCTCCATCGTCACTAACGGTTACGTTAGCCCCTGTAAATCTGATCATATTTACTCCTCCTGTTTGCGGTAGTGGATCGAATGGCGTGAATTTGACAACCTCGCCCGAAACGACGAAAGGTTGGAAACTGACGACCCCGCCTGACATCACCTGCGCGATAGTCACGTTTACATCCTCCTCTGTAAATCCGGATGGTGTCTCACAGGGCAACCTTAATCCGGGCGTTTCTTACTGGGTTCTTGCGCTCGTCATTATCTCCGACGGTTACAGAGGCTCCTGTAAACTTGATCACAGTCCACATCACTTGAATCTCCCTGCAGCACTTTTTCTCGTTTAGTAATTGCTTCTTCAATCGCCTGCACGAGCAACGGCACGTCATGCTTGGAGAAGATTGGTTCTATACAGTCTTTCCCCTGGGCTACAAGCATTGCGTCCTGAATGAACGCCAGCATGACCCTCAGATTCTTCAGCTCTTCTTCGGTTTTTCTGCAAAACTCAGCAATGTCTTTTAGTTTCATATCTATATCCTCCTTAGTTTCCGGATGGCGTCTCACGGGGCGGCCTTAATCCGGTGTTTCTTATAGTTCGTCTGGTTCAAACGCGTTGTGCCCTATGCCCTTCCAGATGCGTCTGCCGCTGGTTTCCCGGGCATTTTCAAAACCCTTGTCCTTGAGAATCTTTCCGAAGGTGATCTTGCTCTTCGGTCTGAAACCGTTCAGAGCGGCCCAGGCCTGGTATTTGGTGTAGAGATACCCGGTCGGGGTGCTGACCCCAGACCTGATTACACACTCATCCTCTATGAACTGCTGCACTACATCCTCGGACTGGACATATTCTTCGGTGGCCTGCACGACTACCGGAGGCTTTTTCAGTTTGCGCTCGGCCTGATCAAATTTTATCGCGCCGTCCACGATCCACTGAAGAATCGCACCACCGGCCTCTTCTACCAATTTGGTTTTGTAGTCCGTTATGATCTCTTCTGGGGGCAGCGTTGCCGGGAAAGGTGCTACTGCTAACCTTCGTTTCAGGCCGCCGTCCAGGGAGTTCAACCGGGGCAGGTGGTTGGTGTGCATGATCAGGGTGTGCGAGGGCTCAAACGTCAGCGGAGCATGATAGTTTGCCCGGGCCGAGATGCGATCCTGGCTGGATATCCGCTTCATGCCTGCGATTGCCAGCTTGGCGTCCTCGTCTGTTTCGCCCATGATCGCCAGCCGAATACCGCGAAGCATGACGATGTAGTTTTCATCTGCCTTGCCGCGCACGGGGGCCACGGTATCAGCGTTCAGCGTCTTGGCGTAGTCTCCCAGCACCTTGGCCACAGCGCCGAAAAAGGTGCTCTTGCCGTTCCCGCCGGGGCCATAGCTGATGACGAGGCCTTCCTCAAACACTTTCCCCACCGCTGACATGCCCATGAGCATCTGCAGGTACTCGGCGAACATGTTGTCACCGGCGGTGATGTAAGTGATGAAGTCCTTCCACAGCTTGACCCCCTCTGGGGTGGTTGTGAGTCCGCAGGAAGTAATCTTCGTGCACCGTGCTTCCGGATCGTGCGGCCTGACCTCGCCGGTGTGCAGGTCGATAATTCCGTCCGGGGTGTTAAGATCCCAGGGCTCGGCATCGTAGCTGTCCGGTTTGCTCTCATGCTGGATGACTCCGGCCTGCTCAAGCAGATCTTTTTTCCCGGAGGCAGTCCTGAGCTTTCTGGCCCGCTGCATTTCAGCCTTTGCCACCTCTTTGGTGTACTTATCGGTTGCCGTCCTCTCAAGAAGCTGCGCCTGGGTATATTTGGCATCAGCAAAGCTCATGGCCAGCATTCCGATTTCCGCTGCAGCATCGGTCGCCCACTTCTGACCGTCCCAGTACATCCAGTCATACTCTTTGCAGTACCGGAACTGGCGCCCATACTCATCGATGAACTGCACGGCGCTGCCCTGAGCCGTTGTGTCTCCGAGAAACCGGGCAAGCCCATCGTCCTCGTTGGCGAATACTTCGGAAGGGTTCTGCCGGAGTGCATCGGCGAGTTCTGTCTGGACTTTCCCATCCTCCTTGCAGAGATTAATCATGGCCTTCTGGGATGGAGCTTCGGAGATTTCACCCTTGTATTCGCCGTCCAGGTCGCGATACAGGTACAGCCGCACCAGATCGAAGGCATTGAGCAGCTTGCCCTGCAGTGGGTCGTGGTCGTGATAGGAATAGAAGAATCGATTGCTGTCGTAGATGATCACACCGTTGGCCGTGGTTCCGTGGTTGTATGTCCAGCGTTCCTCATCACCGCTGGTGTAGGAATAGGTGTACTCACCCGGCATAAACTTTTCCATGGCCTCTGTGACCGGATAGGCCCTGCAGAAAGCACCGACTACACCGGGCTTTGTAAGAGGATCGCCCTGTGTCTCAGCCTTTCTTTTGACGATCTCATTCTGCCGTGAGCTGCGCGGCCACTCGCGCATATCATGCCAGTCGTGGTAGGTAGCCAGGATGGCATCCGGATCCAGCCAGTCACCGTCCACCACATCGAACACGTACTCGCCGTCACTCGGCCTGCTGGGCCAGAACATCAGGCGATTGATCTCGTAGGTGGTGTCGTCAAAGTTCTCGATGCCGATCCACTCGGCCACCCTGCGGGCCATCGGTTCATACTCCGCAGGAGTCACCGGGCGTTTCAGCGGGGCGAGGATCCGCAGACGGGGCGCATCCGGCCTGTGCTTGTGGGTGGAGTGCACCAGAGCGGCACACCCCACCATCAGCTGCCAGTTGTCCCACAGGTCAGGGGAGGCATAGTCAGCGTCAAACGCCACAATGCAGCGGCTCTTGACGTTGTCCAGCGACCTCGCCCCTTCCAGCTCCCCGCCGACGAACCCGCCCACATCTTTGATCCCGGCCTGCTGGTCTTTGCTCATGCCACTGAAGGCGGCTACAGTCTCGTCTGTAACCACCGGCTCACGCATCCGCTCCACCAGCTGATCCCAGGTGACGTGGGTTTGTTTCCAGTCGGTCTCCTTCCGGCTCCTGCCCACGGAGATGGTGAGCAGTTCTGCCAGATCAATAACGGGGTTTACCATTGTTCCTCCCTCCAGCGCGTTTTTCGTGTTTACCTACATAGTCGGATGTAATCGGGGCGGGCTGTCGGATCTCCGGCACGAAGCTCTGGAAGGATCCATCGGCCAGCCTCACGTCCAGTTTTGTAACAACGCCGTTTTCGATTCTGACCCCGATGATCTTCTCGGGGCCTGCTACTCTTTCAGTCATTCCATCTCACCGACTTTCCCCATAGCCACAATAGAAATCAGGCTTGGCTTTTAAACAGCAAACGTTCCCATCCATCGTTTTTTCGTGAGTGCAAAGCTCGTTTTCTTTCCACCAATGGCGGCAATCCTTGCACCGGACTACTTCAACCATATCTACTTTTGCATTCATGCACTCCCTTTTCCAGACAGGCTGAAGCGGTTCTTCCTCAAAATCAAAATCGTTAAGGTATACGTTGCAATTCATACATTTGTATTTGTGTGTTTTTGAAGCATCTCCAAGCAAAACCATATAATTTGGGTTCTTGCAGTTCGGGCAAATCCTGTTTACAAATTTAAGACTCATTCCCACTTCACCGCCTGTCTGTTAATCATTTCCATTCACGTAATAATACAGATCGTCTTGAGCAACAGCCAGATCATGTTCCAACTGTTCAATCTGGCCTTCCTGTTCTTTCAGCAGGGCAAGGGCATCTGCAAGCAAATCTTTTTCACAACTTCCATGATGGAAAACGCAACCATCATAATCACAATCATTGCAATAATCGTCTGTGTTTATGCATCCATCAATTGCCCTGATAACCTTCTCCCGGTCAGTCATCGTCTTGTACGGGCTCCAGCGGATCGTTTAGCTTCAGCACGAGCCCTACCTCCTTATACACTTTGTCGATTGCATCGATGCTGTCCAGGGTGTTGATGATGTGGTTGTTCACCGCGATCAGCGCCCGCCTGCAGCGCTCCCGGCCAAACCCGAACTCCTGCCTCAAAGCGAGGATGACCGCCGCATAGGCGGTCTTGGTGATCTCGGGAGACGCTGCGGCGAAGCCCTCGTCAAAACCTTCCCTGTATGACTTTGTCAGATCCTCCGGGGTTATCCCGTTTTTCATCAGCGCTTCGAGGATCTGGTTCTTGGTCTTTCCCCGGGTCGCCCTGGGCTGCGAACTGTTCATACGTCTTCTTTGTTGCCTGTTCACACCGCTCGTCCTCCTCCTTTGTCAGGAAGCGCAGCCACCATTCGGTGCAGCCCTTCTTCATATAGGCAGCCTTTTGGCAGGCTCCCTCGGCATGTTCCTCGCAGTACTGGCAGATGCTCCCATCGCCGCCGCCCATCGTGGTTCCGACGATGCACCGCTGCATCAGCCGGTTCTCATAGTTCCGTTTGGTCAACCACAGCTTGTCCTCCCAGAGCTCCTGCTCCGGCACGACCAGCAGGCTTCCTTCTACACCTGCCTTCCGGGCTTCGTGGATCGCTGCAGCGGCTCCCAGCACGTCTTTAATCCATCCCATATGTTTTGTTCCTCCTTAAAATGCTATTTATTCATATACTCACACCATGTATAAATCACGTATTGACATATTTCCCAGAGATTTTTAAGGGTGATGTTCTCATTTCCTTTCCAGTTGCAATCATCGTGCATTTGTTCTTCCCACTCTTCTTTTGATACTCCCTTTTCAAGACAGCATAACCCGTTTTCTATTAAATGCTCTAAATTACTCAAGCTTGCTGTTCCTCCAGTCTAGATTCGACTTCGTCTTGGATGCATTTGTATACATATTCTTGGTCTTCATAGGTATCAATAGAAAGCCCGGAACGAAGAACCTCATGAACAATTTCAAGAATTTGCTTCTCCCTATCTGTCATAGCGATACTCCTTACAAACTACGAATTAGTCTGCACACGGCCTCTTCGAGAGTCTTTCCGTGGTACATTCTCTCAGTAGTCGCAGCGTACGGATCCCAATCTCTGGTCTCGTCGGTAATCGATCCAAGGCATACCGCCCAGTCCGTGGTGAATTTCATAACCGTGAAATGCCCGTCAGACTTTTCCTGAGCAAGCATCTCAAGTGCGTGGATTGCTTTCTCCATTGAATACCTCCGGATATAATTTAGTCATTTGCTCAACAATAAATTCAGCAGCACTTTTTTTGAATTGCTCCGAGTTCATGTCCACTTTTTTCTCAATTTCCCGGATCTTTCTCTCTAAGCGGAGCATATCATTCTCTGTAGCGAGCTCCCAGATTCTTTGATTCTTTTCCCGTACCAGTTCTTTGGCGGCATTCGCCATCGCAGTTGTGCAGTCATAGACATCTGTTTCTTCGCCCCCACGATAGGGGCACTCGGTACAGTTTCCGGTGCTGCAGCACAACAGCCCTTTGAAAGCCTTAGTCATCTGTTACACCTCAATTCTTCATATAGAAATCCGTGATATACCCATCACCCTTCAGGATCAGCCCGGGCGCCCACTCAACTGGTGTGCTCATCACATCAAGCATGTATGCCAGAGCCTCTTCAGCTTCATCCTTAGGAACCTCCACCACCATTTCATCGTGGATGTGCATCACGATCCCAGGGTAGCGTTTCTCCACCTGGAGCATGGCGTCACGGAGGCAGTCTCTTGCTGTGGCCTGTACGATGTTTTCAAATACCTTCGGGCCGTAGGTTTCGATCCTGGCCCACTTGCCGATTTCTACACCATCGTATGTAATCTTCCCGCGCCAGCCGTCCTCTACGACTTCTGGATGCCAGTACCGGATCTCCCTGCCGGACGGCAGTCTGACATGGAGCAGGCCCCGGGCGTAGCGCATGCTGAGGCCGTGGGGGAGATCGTACCTCCACCGTGGCTCCCGGCTCGTGATGGTGTCCCGGGCTGCTGCATCGATCTGCCACCACAGATCCACGATGTGGCTGTTACTGGCACGCCATGCGTCCACGATGGACTGGAGCTCCGCTTCAGGGATTCCCATCTCCAGCGCACCCATTGCGGTCATGGCGCCCACAGAGCCGCCGTAGCCACAGGCCAGCGTGGCGATCTTGCCCTTCTGCCTGAGGTGGGCATTCACGCCGTGCTTTTCAACCGGCACGTGGAACATCTGGGAAGCCGTGGTGCAGTAGATATCCTGACCATCGGCGAATGCTTTGGCTACCCACTTCTCGTCAGCCATCCATGCTGATACCCGCGCCTCGATGGCTGAGAAGTCAGCCACGCAGTAGGTGTGTCCGGGTTTGGCGATGAATGCTGTCCGGATCAGCTCGCTGAGGACATTGGGGACGTTCCCGTACAGGCACTGCAGCCAGTTCCGGTCTCCGCTTTTGACGATCTCCCGGGCCAGTTCGAGGTCAGGGATGTGGTTCTGCGGGAGGTTCTGTACCTGCACCTGACGTCCCGCCCATCTCCCGGTGCGGTTTGCACCGTAGAAGGCGAACAGCCCACGAACCCTGCCGTCCTCGCACATTCCGCGCTGCATGGCTTCGTATTTACTGACCGAGGTTTTCCCCAGCTCCTGCCGGATCGCAAGCACCCGGTCAGCCGCCTCAGGAAGCCCCTTGTCCCGCATGGCCTTGACAGCCTTCTTGTCGAGGGTTCCCTCCACGTTCAGCCACCGTTTGAGCTGGGCCACGCTGTTAACATTCTCAAGCCCGGTGATCCCCTGAGCCTCTGCGGAGAGTTCCGCAGCGTGTTCGTAGTTCATCCGGATCGCGGCCTCCATGAGGCGCTCGTCCACGAGCACGCCCCGGTCATTGATCCGCTGATCCATCCAGTAGGCCTTCAGTTCGTCAGGATGCACAGGGAAGGCATCGAGCTTGTACCTGATCTCCCGCTCCGTCTCCACGTCCCTTTGGTTGTAGGCAATGAACGTGTGCCACTTCGCGATATCGTGATGTGGCAGGTTCCTCGTCCGGCCCCCATTGGCTTTTGTTGGTCTGCATGGTTTGCAAAAAAATTGGATAAGGGCCTTGCCCTCGGACATTTTTTGCTTGTCCTCGGGCAGGCCCAGTACTCTGCCGACCTCGGCCAGAGTACGCGGAAGGCCCAGTGTGGCGGCATGGACTTGAACACACTGCCACTGTTCGGGCTCCAGATAGGTTTCCAGGTAATGACTCAAGCAGACCCTTTCAAATTGGGCGTTAAAGGCGAGCTTGAGAATGTCGGGGTCTTGCAGTGCGATTCGGAGGGGATCCGGTAGAGGCCCCTTCGTCAGGTCAATAACCTCTACCGGTTCATCATCGAATGCATAGCCGAACAGAAGGATCTGGAAGTCCGGGGACTCGGAGTAGCGATAGACGGATGTTTTCGTCAGGTCTACGCTGCTGTAAGTTTCCACATCTACGTGCATGACTTGATGAACTCGTCCGTCAACCACCAGTACACCTTCTTTCCTGTTATCACTGAGCTAACATAAGGTACCGAGATCCCGTATTTTTCAGCAATTACGCTTCTCTTTGTGCCGTTCGCTGCCTCTTTTCGGATAGCCACGACATCATCTGCTGTTAGCTTTCGCCAAGGCTTGCCTACACGATACACATCGAGGATGTTCGCCGTTCGGGTTCCATATCTCAGATTCTCGACACGATTGTCGGTGGGATCTCCGTTGTTATGGAGCACTTCTTGTCCATCCGGGCAAGGGCCAAGAAAAGTGAGAGCGACAAGCTGATGCACCGGAGTGCCGGGAACTTTATGACCAAGAACCACGGAGAGATGACCTGTTTTATTGGAACTGCCGGGTTTTAGCACTCGCCCCTGTTTCAGCCTGGTAAACCCGTTGGCGATTGGAACTTGGCGAGTTAAGCTTCGTATCTTTCCCTCAGTGCTTGCCTGATACCGTCCCTCGTACCCGGGGATATCCTTCCAGACCTCTTCCATCATTCCAGCATCCCCTTAAACATAGTTTCGAAGAGTTGCAATCTGTCCTCCAGCCGCTCGTTTACGCGCTTGGCTGTAGCGACATCCTTTTTCAGCTCGTTGTTCCGGTGCATGATCCGACTGCGCTCTTTCTGAGGTTTCCCGGTGGTGTCCCGGTAGCCATCAACATAGGCTTTCGAGGCTTGCTTCCACGCCTGCAGCGACCTGTCTGTGGCGACATAAAACCAGTCACGGATGATCTCCACGGTCTGCCTGTTTTCAGGGCAGTAGTAGTAATTCTTCCGCAACAGCGCGAAAAATTTAGTCACCGTATCCTTGGTCGCCTTCGGCATGGCGAGGTGCAGGAGCAGATCCCATCTGCCCCTGTCATACCTCACTACTACGGTCTGTTTCGGAAGATCAAATACCGAGGTCGTCATCGTCGTCTTCAGCGGTGAAGACATCCTTCGCGTTCTGCCGTCCACCGAGCGGTTCATCGTCCCGGATCTTCTGGATGTTGTTCAGCCCGCAGGCCACACCCTTGTTGCCGTTGACGCTGTAGCAGAAGAAGTTCAGATCGACCTTGCCCCAGCAGCCGCTGTAGACCTCCGTCTGGTCGAGGATCGGGTTCACGTGGCGATCTACGATTCCAGGCTGGCTCTTGCTGGAGCAGTTCAGCACCCACATCCCTTTCGCCTCGGGGCCATACTCGCCGCCGTTGGGCATTTCGCCGTCACCGTCATGGAGCGGAGTCTTGAGGGTCGCGGGAACCTTGCCGCCGAAGAGGGGAGCGCTGGCCAGACGGGCGGCCTCGCAGGCGGCCTTGATCTTGGCGATGGTATCCTTGTCGCTCTTCGGGATCAGCAGACAAGCGCTGTACTTGGGCTCCTGTCCTTCAGCCATCGCACGGGGCTTCCAGACGTTGAGATAAG